CTAACTTCACTTAGTTTTTTGTCTTGATCTCCGTCTGCCATTTATTATTTTCCTTGCTTCATTTTTCTATTTTGTTCAGCAATTCTGTTATTTTCTTCTTTTAACCATTGTTGTAATAATAATAAATATACTTGTCTTTCAAATGGAATCATATTTTCAATATCAGAAAGACTCCACTTGTGATGCTGAATCATGGCGAAGTTTGTTTGAAAATGATTCGCCAGGGAGTCATGACTCAGCGCTATCCGAAAAAAGCATCAATCCCCTGAAGCATTAAAGGTGTAGATTTTTCACATTTAGGACATGTCCATGTAACCTCTTTACTCAATCTAGGCATATCTTCAAAAAAACTTCTAACCTTACTAAATTGTTTTGAATTAAGAGACTCGATAAAATCATTTAGTTCTTTTTTAGTAGTATCCCTTGACTTATATATCTCCTCACCTTCCCAAATATATTCAATAGATTCAGTAATTAGTTTAAATATTTCATCAGCTGATGGCTCTGTACCTGAAGCAATAAATTTTTGCATTGAATCAAGTTCAGGATATTTTAATTTTATGCCAATGTCTTTTGTAATGTTTATCTTACCATCACTTATTTTGGAAATATCTACTTTTATCTCATTAATATCAACCTTTATTTCACAAAGTTGTTTACAATTTTCTTTTTCACATTCTATTATATCAGGTTTTGGAAGGTTAACTGTTATTACATCTCCAACAGATTTTCCCCTGAGTTGTAAAAAGAAATATTCAATATCAAAGGGTGTAAGTCTTTTGGTATCAATTTTGCTTTCTGCGCATGCAACTAAAACATCTTTTACTGCCGTGGTTATTGACTCACCCCCAGCTTGCGCTGCCATCATTAACATTTTTTCTTCTTTTACAAGAAAAGGTCTATATTTAATTTTTTGTCCCGTAGAAGGGATTGTCAAATCATAAGTAGGCGTTGCTACTTTTGGTAATGCCATAATATTCTCCTATAATGTATTATTATTTAATTTAAAACGAGCCTATCGTTTCAGTCTGTTCACCACCCGCAGCTGCGGCGTTTCCTTGAGGCTCCAAACCATTCGCTGTTAGTCTAGACCAATATTTATATTGTATTTGAACCTCAAAAGCGGCGCTATCATTGTCCTCTTCAGCCCATGAGAGCTCTGATTCCTGAATAGAAACTGGCCAAGCTTCTCTTAAGTGTGCAAAATAATTTTGATAGCCCGGATTTGGTTTTTTTGCAGTTTCTGAATAATGATATATTTTTATGTCTCCTATCATATTATCATAATATGACATATTCCGACTATGATATGGTTGGATATGATTCATCCAATCTTCCCAAAATTTCCTGGGAGAAAAATCATTAGTATTATAAAAACTTAAAGTTATAGGTTCATATGTAACACCGTAAGGTTTCAAAACTTCTATGCCATAAACCCTGTCTTCTGTTGTGTTAAAAGCTACTGATGGAATTTCTGCTGTTCTACAAAGGAAGCTTATGGCTTCAGCCTGAACAGTAGCCGCTAGTGTTGTAGGCGGAACAATTGAAACAGTAAATCTACTATTTTTAGCAAGTCCACCAAGGGTCTCTACTCTACTTAAAAAATCGGTAGGATTCATTGGAGTTCGCATTATTATTTTTCCTTAATTAGAATGTTAACATCTTAGCTTTACTATCCATCCAGACAGCTGTTTTGTTTCTTCCCTTAAATCGTTCTACAGGTAAAAATAGAGCTGTACCCCATTCATCAGCATTAACAGGAACCATTGTTGATCCCATATGTGAATCTAGATACCTATGAATACAAGGCTTTGCTCTTTTGAGTTTTGTAAAATTTCCTAAACTTCTATATGTCATACGTAATCTGGTTGTTTCATCTAATTTGTTATTATTTGCAAATACTTGAAGTTGGTCTAATAATATAGCTCTATCTTTAGGATATAGATAATGAAAATTGATACCCAAAAATCCATCACGATATCTTTCAATTGGAATTACTAAAGGAAAAGCATCCCAATACGGAAGTGTATCTTTATGTTTTGCATCATATACAAAGAAATACATACTACCTTTTCGCCAAAATGCAGTTTTGTTATTCCTTGATAAAATTTTTCCTGGGCTTCTAAATTCACTTAAAGTTTTTTTTACTATTACCTGTTTAACAAGTTTTTTAAACCAACTCTTTGCTACTTTTGTTCTTAATGCAGTTAAACCGGCACGGATAGTGTTTGCTAAGAGAGCTAATAGAGGTACAGCCATGTTTGTTTTTTATTATTGTTTTAAATACTGTAACTATTTAGTAATTGTTAAAATATCTTCAGTTATTATTTGCCAATGCCAACCTTTCTGTTCACAAAATTCTTCCGCAGCCTTCCATTTTGCTTCATTGATTCCCCAAGCCTTTACTTCTTTTAAAAACCGTCTTCTATGTTTTGGATTTTCTTTGGGAGGTTTCGTTTGTCTTTTTGGTTTGATTTCAATTAGAGATTCATTTTTAGAGGTTTTAACCCAAAAATCGGGATAATATCGATGCCACTTATTATCAATGGGAGATTTATAAGGAATAATAACTTCTTCACTTGACCAAAATAACACTTCAGGTTGTCGATCTAGGTATTTCATAAACTTTAATTCCCACCCAGAACGATAAATAATTTTAGTATAGTCTCCTCTATATTTTTTATAATTTTGTGGTCTAAATTTACCTTTGTATGCCATATAAATATATAGATGATTAAAAATAACAGTTATAATTAAGGAATATCTATGGGTCGTCCAGCTCAAATACTCTCATGGCCGCCTGGTCTCGGGAATGATGATTTACAACATTGGATTGAATTCAAATCTTTTAAATTTAATACGAAGAGCGTGCGACTCGATTGTGCGTTATTTATTCCTCCTGATTCAATGACCACAGGCTATAAATCGGAATATGAAACAACGCAAATGGGACAGGCAGGTCTACACTTTCTCCAAACTGGAGGAACAGCATCCGGAAAAGAACCTACGGCATGGTCGGCTACCTTGGATGCGCTTTCCGCAGCTGGGCAAGCTTTTACGAATTTTGAGCAGATGGCACAGAGCCTTGTTGGGAAGATGTCTGATGGTGCAGAAAAGGCAATGTCTATGAAGATGGGAAAAATATTGAACCCTTATATAATTTCTACATATAAAGGCCCAACAGAGATGCGCGATCACACATTTACTTTTAAAATGATGCCAAAAAACTCAACAGATTCAGATAATATAACTCAAATAGTGAGGGCATTTAAAAACGCGATGTTACCGGGTCATCTAGGAGGAGTGAGTCAAAATACACCTATGGGTATGTTTACTTATCCGGATGAATTTGAGATAGAATATTATATTAATGGAACGCAGCTACCAAAGGATGCTAGTAATCCATTGTTCAGAATAGGAAGATCAGTATTAACGGCCTGTGAATTAGATTATACTACACAAGATACTACATTGTTTTTTGAAGATACACAAAACCCTGTAACTATAGAAATGAAATTAGCTTTCACGGAAATAAACGTACTGTACAGAGAGCTCGCAGAGTTAGGATATTAAAATGTCAGAATTTTTTTCTCATTACCCAAAAATTTCTTATAATGTTTCAGGTGTAAGAGAACCCACAAAATTAAAAATTGCGGTTGATATTATGAATAGGACAAAAATTAAAGATGTTCTTTTAGATGTTATAGTTCAATTTGAACCATATTCCATACCAGAAAATGAAAGACCGGATATAACGGCAGAGAAATTTTATGGTGATGTAAAATTTACTTGGTTAATTTTTGTTATGAATGAAATGCATAACCCCATTTGGGATTGGCCATTAGGAACGAGAGAATTTATTTCTTATTTGCAAGCTAAATATGGTTCTGTTGCATTTGCCCAACAAGGAATACACCATTATGAACGTACTCTTAGACATAGAGTTGAACAAAAGGGGCCTAACGACCCTATAGCAGAATATAAGATAGTATGTGATTTTGAAACTTATGATTCCTTGCCTGATACTGATAGAGGGATTGTATATTATTATGATTTTGAAATCAACCAAAATGAATCTAAACGAGATATTAAGTTAATTAAAAAAGAATTTGCGGCTATGATATTCACAGAACATATAAATAAATTATTATAAAAGATTAATCTATGGCGAATAATACATATCCTGGCTCAGACCGCGAAGGTGCACCTCCTGATTTTGGAGATACAGTCATGTCACGCCGTGACAGCGGCGGAGCTATGGGTAACATGCCCAAAGAAACTTCCGGAGCAAAACAACCCGATATTAAACGTCCTACCCCCCAAAATATGCCGCGGTTTCCGGGGGAGTATGAAATTATTGAATGTAACCTTTATTCTCCTCATAAACCGGGAGGAGGACTTATTGATTTAAGACAATCCTTTTCATCTTTGAGTATTTATGAAAGTCTATTTTCTCCTACTCTTACCATGGATATAAGAATTTTAGATGGTACAGGATTAGCAGAATTTATGCCAATTATTGGAGAGGAAACTTTATCATTAAAAATTAAAACAGCAAACTTACAAAATCTAGAAGAAGTGAATATTGGAGAACCCTCTGGGCCACCGGGTAGTGAAGTTGAAAAACCAGGACCCTTTAAAGATTCTACAAATAGTGGATTGTTATCATTAAATTTTAATATATGCAAGATGTCTGATAAGGATGAAAAAAATGCGCAAA